TCATTCTTTTTGTATGGCACCTCACCTTCTGGAAGCATAGAAATAACACTCTCATCAAAGTTAGCAATTAGAAGAGCTCTAAGTGCTGGAGTGTTATATTCCTCCAGAAGTTTAACCTTTTGTGCTTTTGTCTTTGCATTGCTAACTTTTTGTAGCACTTCATGCATTAATAATTTCATAACCTAATAGATACCGTAAATATATTTATTCCTCTTCCAATTCGTCCTCATTTAAGAAGCGAACTGAGAGAAGTTCTTCGTTGATCCACTGACCATGTGAGTTTAACATTTCTGGATGAACACCTTGTTCCTCTTGGACATTATACATGTGTTCTTGTTTTACTTCTGCAGCTACCCATCCAAATATTACCCCAATTGCTAAGAAAATAAAGGATGTCGTTACCGAAATAAAGATCATCATTGTTTCAGTCATTGTTCAACTCCGAACTAGTTTTTGTTTCCTTGTCCCATCTTAGTTCAAAGTTGAAGTACACTTTGCGTTTGAAGAGGGAGAACACCTTGTTAATGTGTAAACCTTTTTTAGATTTCTGTTCCTTCGGTTTTGCCCTCCTGAGCATTAGCTCTATGCCTCTATTTATTTTGAGTTCTTTCATTTTTTTGGTACTGAAACCAGATTTTTTTCTAAAAATAATTTAGCGGTCTCAACAAGACCACCAATCTGTTTTCCGTCAATAACAACGAATGGAAACCCAACAACATCAGGATATTTTTCTTGAAATACTGCAGATGGACATTGGTTTTCTTTTTCACCAACAACAATTTTAGTGTATTCCACACCTGCTCTTTCAAACAAGTCAATAAGATTACCGCAAAATTTACATCCGACTTTTGTGTAAGCTTTAATCTCCATAGTCTTTTTTCTATGTATGGAATCAGTATAACACAGACTCAACTTTTTGGCAAAAAAATTGGCGGAGAATTTTTTTCCCCGCCAACGAAATCACTTTGTGATTTTAGATTAGACCTAATGATCCTGCTGAAATTCCAACTGCAATAAAGAAAGCGAATTCTAGAATGCCGTGGTACTCATGTGGGATGTCAAAGATCTTTGCTTTGAATTGAGTCATTTGACCTTGTGCTCCTCAGGTACAACCTTAACCGATTGATGGTGCTGTTAGAGCAACCTGAGTTGTCTCTGCAGCAGCTAGATCAAGTGGGAAGTTGTGAGCGTTACGCTCGTGCATTACTTCCATACCTAGGTTTGCTCTGTTAAGAACGTCTGCCCATGTAGGAATGACGCGACCACCATTGTCTAGTACAGACTGGTTGAAGTTGAAACCGTTAAGGTTGAATGCCATTGTGCTTACACCCATTGCAGTTGCCCAGATGCAAACCACAGGGAATGCTGCTAGGAAGAAGTGAAGACTTCTGCTGTTGTTGAATGAAGCATATTGGAAGATCAAACGACCGAAGTAGCCATGTGCTGCAACGATGTTATATGTTTCTTCTTCTTGACCGAACTTGTAACCGTAGTTCTGTGACTCTTGCTCAGTTGTCTCTCTGATTAGAGAAGATGTAACAAGAGAACCGTGCATAGCACTGAATAGAGAACCACCAAATACACCTGCTACTCCAAGCATGTGGAATGGGTGCATAAGAATGTTGTGCTCTGCTTGGAACACGAACATGAAGTTGAACGTACCTGAGATACCAAGAGGCATACCATCAGAGAAAGATCCCTGACCGAAAGGATAGACGAGGAAAACTGCCATCGCTGCTGAAACTGGTGCAGAGTATGCAACACAGATCCAAGGACGCATACCTAGACGGTATGAAAGTTCCCACTGACGACCACAATATGCTGTGATACCGATAAGGAAGTGGAACACTACCAACTGGTAAGGACCACCATTGTACAACCACTCATCTACAGATGCTGCTTCCCAGATAGGATAGAAGTGTAGACCGATTGCGTTTGAACTAGGTACAACAGCACCAGAGATGATGTTGTTACCAAATAAAAGTGAACCAGCAACTGGTTCTCTGATTCCATCAATGTCCACAGGAGGAGCAGCGATGAAAGCAATGATGAAACATGTAGCAGCAGCAAGCAAGCAAGGAATCATGAGAACACCGAACCAACCAACATAAAGTCTGTTGTCAGATGATGTTACCCACTCGCAGAATTCTGGCCATCCAGCAAGGAGACCACCACTACGCTTTTTTGAAAGAGTTGTCATTTGAATAAGGGTTAAGTAATAGTGCAGGGGACACTGAGGTTAGTATTCCTTTCCCACCCTCAGGGAAAGGTATGAGAGGCGTCTTTTACTTGGATAGCCTCGGTAGGTGTGTTAGACCGTTCTCCAAGAGTAAACCATGTTAGGAAAGCAAAACCTTCTTAACATTTGTTAACTTATTTATTATACAGGAGAACCCTGAAACCAGTCAACCCCTAGAAGATGAGTATTTGTACTCATATTTCATGCACTGTTCGCACCCTAGGAGAACCCAGTGGGATTTCTTCTCAGGAACAATCTTGGCATTAAAAGCTTCCTCTGTATAAAGGTCAAACGCTATGGTAATTCTAGGATCATCACCATGGTACGTATCAGTATAGTGTTCCATCCAAGAAGGAAATATAGTTATTTTATTTTTCTCATTCACAGAACCAAAAGGTTCTCTGGAGTATGGATGAACATAGTAAGTGGAAGTTCCTCTGGTTTGTATGCATACATGTCCACTGAGGTATGTCCATTCATCATGACTATGACGATGAGGTTCAATTTTCTCACCATCACGCATCACATTTGCCCAACATTGGCAGTAAACATTTACCTTTTCAAGTGACATTCTTTCCATGATGTCATCATGATATTTCTTTATAGTCCTCTTTAATTCAGAAGCTTCATCCCAAAACAATAGATTATATGAGGAAGATCTTGAGGTCATGCTTTGTTCTCCTAAACCTGTACCCCAATCACTTTCATATTCATGATCAGATATAATTTTATGTTCCTTTGCAAGGATGGCATCACGAAGGTTGTCAAAATTGACATCAACTACATCCTCCATTAATACTATCTCAAATTTTGGAGCGAAAGGAGTCTTTCTTTCTGGTTCAAATTTATAAAAGTTCATGGTTTGGAAGATGGAAATTTATATCCATATTTTGCGAAGGGATGTTTAGGAATTCTATGCTTAGGGTTCCTTTTTAAGTCTCGTTTAAGATCTTTGAGAAATTTAAGGTGTGCTTTGATTTCAGAATGACGCATCTTGTGTATCGTATTCACCATAGACTGGTTGAACCTCCCAGTTTGCCCAATCTATTTTTCTTTTTGCTATTAATTCTTCCAACTCATCTACTGTCAAAGATACCTTTACTGGTTTGCTAGTTTCTTTTTCGTATATGTGGAAAATTAGTGAGTCTATCATGTTAGTGATAAATGTACCATCCAGTGGCTATGTATTTGGTCTCAGTATTGCTGACAATACCTTTGTGTGCGTGTGTCCAGAAAGCAGGGAAGATACACAGTCTTCCTTCTACTGCATCAATAGTTTTATTATACTCTGGATAGTATGTACCGCCACCATCAGTGACCGTATTCAAATATAATGTCCAAGCAAGAACTCTTTCTATTCCACGACCATAATTCTCGCAGTGTAATAGATGATATCCTTGACCAGGATTGTATCTCTGTAAATTGTATCCCATCTCAACAGAGAATACATCTACTATTTCAGTAGACCTGTAAGTATCTAGGTAAATATCTGATTTGGATTGAAGAATCCTTGAAATAATTGTGCTTGGAATAGTTTCATCATTGAAGTATAAAGTTATGTCCTTAGAATCTTTTACACTAGGATCTCTAATTACTTCACCATCAACAATGTATCTTCCTCTAAACTGAAGATCTTTATTGTCCTCAAAGAAGTCAATAATTTTCTTGCACATATCATGAGGAGCTGCGTTATCGTATACTCCTATAAAATCAACCATAAAAAAAGAGGGGATACTCCCCTCTAATTATATCACTATTATACTGATGGTGCAAATGCAGGAATCATTATACCTCCATCTCCATCATCATCGTCATCGTCGTCATCCCATGGAAGATCACCAAGCATTATAAAACTTGCCAAGAATACACAGATAACTGGCATAAATGGAAACAATAAAGTATTAAACCATGTTTGATAATCTGCTTCCAACATTAGATTAAGCCATGAGCGTATACAGGTAGTCCAATTGTTGCTGTAATACCTGTAGCAAACATGAATGTAATGAATGGAATGTAACGTACTGACATTGGTCTCTTGTAAACCTCTATAACATCGTGATAGTTCATTTAGAAAATGCCAGGAATGATGTTTCCTGTTGTTGCATAAGCACCTACTGCTGCAACGAAACCGAGCATAGCTGCCCAACCATTAAATCTTTCTGCTTCTGGAGTCATGATAGTGTACCTGTTTTGTGTTGAATGTGTGTATAAAA